ATCATTTTGTGTAAATCAGTTGGGTTTAATACGATAGTATCAGCCTGGTAGTTAGCCAATGCAAGTTGGTTTAAAGCAACTGTAAGCACGTCAAACTCATTAGCAGACTCAATAGCGTTCGCAAATCCTCCAGCGGCAAATGCAGCTCCGTCAGTGAATAATCCATCTAAGTTTGGTGATGATCCATCCCCATTTAAGATCTGGTTATCCTCTACAGATAGCACTTTTTCTGGAACTCTAGCAGAAAGGTAAGAAGTCAATTGCTTGATATCATCCAACATCTCTCCAGTGATTCTCATATAAGTACCAATTTTCTCAACGTTTACAGTTGAAGCAGCAAGATCAAAATCTGACTGTCCAAATGCAGCGGCTTCTGCAGTAGTTCCAGCGTTATCGCTATAAGCAGACTCTTTTGGGTAACGGATAGTTTGAGCATCTGTTGATCCTAAAGAAAGCAAAGAACGAATGTGAGTTGAACGACTAGGATCGTATTTGATTTGATCCACGATAGTTTCTCCAGCAACTACTCCAGTAACATCAGCACCAAGGCTCATATCAGCTTTTACTTCAAAGCGAGCAGCGTTTGCATTACCTTTAAGCATTGCGTCAATTGCGCCATCTTTTAAAGCTGCGTGAATAGCTGATTTAAATGTTTGTGGAGTAGCTCCAGAAATTGTTTTCTTAGAAGCCATTTCCATCTCATCCATTCTCTTGTTAAGAGCTTCGCTCTTCTCTACATACTGTGTAGTCAAGTTATCAATCTCTGATTTTAGAGATGATTCCATTTCACCTTTGGCGTTATCTTTAGCCTGGTTAAATGCTTTCTCGATTCTCTCATCAACTATGTTTCCGATCTGATCAAGTTCTTTTTTTAAGTTATCCTCCATTTTTATTTTTTTAGAGTGTTAAACAAATATTTAAAAATTTCGCTATTGTCTGCCTTTACTACAATCGGCTCAGTGACTTCAATATCGGTCGGCTGAGTGACATTTATGTAAATAGATTTTAGCTTTAGTATTTCCGCCTCCAGGGCGTATCCCAAATCATCTGAGATCTCTCCCTTTCTGATTAATTGAGCCATTTTATCGAACCTTTTAGCAATTTTTTCTGGATCTATATTACCTTTTACATCCATTATCATTGCCTGGTCGTTCGCTGCTAATGTTACGGCACTAATCTCAAAGAGTTTTACTTCGTTGAGGTGTCTGTATCCATCGTGTCCCATTTCTTTTTGTAGAGGCAATATTCCCACTGAGTTTTCAGTGATTACTCCAGCCTTCATAAGTTCAACGACATCTTTTCCTAATTGTGTTTTAGGTATATGCGCCTCGAATATTAAACCTTTGTCATCCTCTTCCAGGTGTACCATTTTGCCTAGAGGCTTATCCATATCGTGCTGATATAAATATTTAACTCTCTTAGCGTTTTCCTGGATTGTCTTTTTGTATGCTCCCTTATTGATTATATCGCCATCACTGTCGACATTACCAAAAACAGATCCATATCCCTTTACAACTCCAGCGGAGGTGTCAGCGTCTAACAGCTCGCCTATCTGGGTTGATTTATAAATGATTGTATTCATATTGCAAATTTAATAATTAAATATTTATGTCTAATTTTTCAAAAACTAGCTTATTTTTTTGACCTGGTAATGGCTTGCTATGATCATTGCTTACTATAATATTATCTGGAATACCTTTCTCAAATGCTTTACATCCAAAACCACCCTCATTTAAATGCTTACAATTATCACAAATTAAGTCTTTTACTACTGTCATTTTTTAAAGTATTTATCTATTAATTCACCAAACTCTTTTGAATACTGGCTAGGTTTATCGCTTAATTTATACTCAGAGAACGCCTCTGCTAAAATTTCATTGTCATTTTTATGAGCATAATTACTAATAGCTGTTTCATTATATTTCTCTAAATTCTTGTACTTTGTTAGTCTTGTTTGTCCATTTATAGTAATCTCAGTATAATTGTCAAACTGATATTTTCTTAACTCAGTAAAATACCTTGTTTTTATTTCCTTAAACTCTGTCCAAAATTGTTTATGAGAACCTACCAAATCCATTGATATAATATGTCCAAATTCGTGAGTCAAAACATAAAGATCATCTAATTCTGGGTTAATGTTTGCAAAATGCCTGTCAAACTTAAATTTACTTATTTGATTATTCGTTAAAGAATTTACTGATTTGTTTCCAAAATTAATCCTTTTTAACATTCCATCAACATAATTACTAGGGTATTCTCTGCCTGCCATTGATTCAAATCTGCTCACTTTGCCCCACGCACCATTGCTCTCAACTTTAAAATGTAATTCTACTCCCTCTTTAAATGCAATATTTTCAGTATAATTTATATTATACTCATCACTTAATTTTTTAAATTGTTCAACCCTCCTTTTATACTGATATTTAGTTAAGTTATTTGAATTAATATTTTTTATTGTAATACCCTGTTTTTTAAACTCATCAACAAAAAATTTATCTATGTCTTTTTTAGACATTTTATCAAAATCTACCACCTCCTCCACAGCCTCTCGAACTGGTTTAGGCGTTCTAAGTATGCTTTGAGTTGATGGTCCTGTAGGCTTAGTTCCAATACCTTGCCCTGGAGGTCTTATTCCAAATCCCTGGATAGTTCCTGTAGCTTGAGCCTCTGGTTTAGGGAAAGGCGCTGTAGAGCATCTACAATTGACAACATTTCTGGCGCTTCCAGATGGATCACCAGGATGGAATAACTGTTCGCCACCTACTAAAAACCTTTCTTTAAAACCTACTATTTGCCCATCTGCAAACCTATGAGCTGCACGTTCTCTGCCATCTACTGAAGTCATCCACTCCTTTTGTAAACTTTCCTGTCCAAACATATCAGTTGCGCTCTGTAGCGTTGCATAATTAGCAGCATTCGTTGACTCGGTCCTAATTAATCTTTCTGCCTGGCTTTTGCTGTATTGGCTAAACTTCTGGCGTAATAACTTTCCGCCTTCACGTTCACCCATAGTCATAAACTCTGGATCTGAGGATAAACGTTTGAATACATTCACTAGAGTAGCCTTAGCAGTCCCCTGGACCAGTGTTACTCTCTCGGCTGCTATTTGTTGGCTGACTCTGTTAAAACGCTCCGCCCAAATATCATTATAGCCAGATACATCCACTTGCTTAGATATTACCTTATCAAAGTTTTGAGAATACCATTTTGCAAACTTGAGTCCTATGTTTACATAGACTTGGCGATATATTTCAGATAAATCCGCTAATCTAAATAACCCATCAAATCCAGTGGCTTTCCTAGTGTTTAAAAAATCATCTATTGCTTTAAGGTACTCACCCTCATAGTATCGTCTAGCATTAGCAAACTCTTTGCGCTCTGCACTAGCCAGAACTTTATCAAAGTTATTTTTCCAGGATTCTTTAGCTTTTTTTAGTAACATTATTCCTGGTTTTTATTTATAACAATCGCCTGGGACTCATTAAGCAAATACAGCTCTTTAGTTTTCTTTTTTTGATCCCATAGAGTAGTGCTAGGGCATTCAATCTCTTTAATCCCTGGAATAGTTAAATCATTTAACCAGAATAGATAGTTGGCTTTAGGGTCATCTACAAAATACAATTTAATCACATCATCTGGCAAAGCCATTATTTGATCATATTTATATTTTTCTAAGATTTTAGTATTATAGTATTTGTTTCGGAATTTCATTTCTATCACGCAATTACTACCATTTGGCGTCTTTCCTTTTGCATCATAATGATCATAACCGCCACCACACCACTTTAAATCCCAGCCATCGAGATTGAATAAGGTGACAATTGATTTTTCTAGGTTATGTACATCCTGGATTTGCAAATGCTTTTATTTTGTTTCTATAGAGTCAAAATCTATATCCTCATTATATCCCTCATCACGTCTCTGAGCTGCATAGAACTCATCTAGGCGGTTATTTTTAGCTGCCTCATATTCAGCGTGAGTTGCAAATGGCATAAAGACTGTCGAGCCGTTAAATAAATGCTCGTGATACCCAGTGCCTCCCATTTCGATTGCTCTAGCTTGAGCCTCCTCTATAGTAGTGTAAGTGTCAACTGTATTAATTACAGCGGTTTTAAATAGTTTAGATATATCTAAATCCAAACCCTTATCAGCCGCCTCTGGAATAATATCACCATTAATAGGCATTAAATTAGCTGGGACATAGTAGTCATTTAGTTTATCATTTTCCTCATCTAAACCATAAGACATAGCAGCTCTCTTCTCGTTTGGCGTGATCCACCAGGCTTGGCTCATCTGTCCAACTACCTTGTCCATTTCCTCCTGTAGTTCTGGGATAGCTGAGTAGTCAAAGTCTATATAAATCTTATCGCCATATTGTGGAGCAAGCCATCTATTTAGCTCATCTCTAATTTTATTAAGCTCTGGGATAACAGCATTTTGATAGAGTGCCTTTTTAGCCTCTTTCATATTATTATAAGTAGTGCTATCTGTATTGTTTAGCAGCTGTACTGGTACATTGTAAATATTACATAGATCCTTTATAGTGCCGTTATATTGTTCTATTAAAGATAAATCAGAGGCATTAAGTCCAAAATTTACCCACGAAAGTTTCTTAGGAGTAATGATTACGTCTCCAGCATTATCGCTGCCCTGGTATTGTTGGCGGAATTTATCTTTTAACTGTTTAGCCTGAACCTCGTTTAAATCGCCCTCCTCAGACATTAAGATCCCTCTCGCTGTTTGATTTTGTAAATACTTAACGCCAGTAGTGATTGCCTGGTTATTGGCATCCATTACCCTAAGTCCAGCCTTTAAAGGTGACATTCCATATAAATGCGATCCTGTCCCATCGTAGTAAAGGTTTGTATCTTTTATATGGCAAACCTCATCAGCTGCAATTCTATAAGTTCCATTGTAGGATAGCGTATATTCTTTTACTGGCTCCATAATACCGCCAGAGTTAATCTCTACTTTTTGAGATGGCAATACATAAAGTTCTTTAAATCTTCCAACTCCAGCTCCTGTATCTGGTC